GCTTAATAATATGGTTGCCTGCACAGCAGGAGGGGACTATACGCCACTGACAAAGCCGGGGTGGGGGCAGGCGTATTAAAAAACGAAAGGGTGATCCATTGTTGTAGCCGTACCGAAGGAGATAACGTGTAACAGCCTTCGGACTGTTTTTTTGATCACCCCTTCGTTAGAGAGATGATTGATGAGTTTTTGCAGGCAATTTGATTTTGCGGCAACGGGGCACTATACTGGCCGCCTTCTGATGGGCGGCTTTTTCGCGTGAGGTGGTACGATGTCTAACTGGACGCTCTATGAGGGCGACTGCCTTGAGGTCATGCGGGAGCTACCGAGTGAGAGCGTGGACGCGGTGGTGACCGATCCGCCGTATGGGATAAGTTATCAGTCAGCCTGGCGTGATAAGTCGGCTAGACTGCCCAAGATCGCCAATGACGAACGCCCTTTTGTGTGGTGGCTTCACGACGCGTTTCGCGTTCTTAAAGACGGCGGGGCAATTCTTTGTTTTTGCAGATGGGACACCCAAGAAGCATTTCGCCTCGCCATGGAATGGGCCGGGTTCACGGTAAAATCACAAATCATTTGGGATCGCCAAGGCCATGGCATGGGGGATTTGAAAGCGGCGTTTGCTCCTACGCATGATGTTGTTTGGTTCGGGGTTAAGGGGCGCTTTGAGTTCCCCGGAAAGAGGCCGCAATCAGTGATTCGCATCCCCCGCTTGTCAGGGCAAGTCTTGGTTCATCCGAACGAAAAACCCGTCGACCTGATGCGCTGGTGTGTGGAAAGTGTAACTCCCAAAGGCGGCACTGTACTCGATCCATTCGCTGGATCGGGGTCGACGCTCGTAGCCGCCGTAGAAGGTGGTTACAGGGCCATCGGCATCGAGGTTGATCCGACTTGCTGCGACATCATCCGCAAGCGCATGGCGGCGGTACAACAGCCGTTGCCCTTGGAGAAGTAGAGTTTATCGGGCACGGCTTAGCCCCGCGATTGAGGTGATAGCATGACCTTCTACAAGACCGGCGTCTGGGTCCGGAAGCGAGTTGAGATCCTGGAGCGGGACAACCATGAGTGTCAACGGTGCAAGGATGCCGGTGGTTACAGCAAGGGCAACGTAGTCCACCACATCAAGCACCTGGAGGATCGGCCTGACCTTGCGCTGGATGATGACAACCTGATGACGGTGTGCGAGGCTTGCCATAACCGGGAGCACCCGGAGCGGTTCATCCAGAACTTTGTGGAGCCAAGGAAAAACGAGCTCATCGAACGATTTCCGGAGAGGTGGTAATCATGGCTGGATATGTAGTCTTAGAGTGCAAAGATTGCTGGCACAAAGAAATATATCCGATTAGAACAGCAGACGGAAAGAGATGCGGAAAGTGCGGGAGTGGTTTATTCATATCCATTGATGCGGGCAATAAAAAGGAAATGATGTTGAAACATATACCCCCGGGTCAGAAAAATTGATTTGCAAGCGGCCTTGGGGACCGGCGGGGGGTTCCTGCCAAAACAGATTTTTCGGCTTTTCGCATGAGGTGGGGTGATTTTAGAGCAATTTGCTAAGTTTTAGGGGGTGAGGGATGTGGCCAGGACAAAGAAGAGCGAACTTCGAGAGCAAATCAGACAGGACTTGACGGACCAGTTGGAGCGCCAAGGGGTGTACGGCCAACATTACCTTGACCTTATTGAGGACTACATGGCTCTATGGGACACCAAAAATGCGCTCATTTCGGATATCAAAAAGCGCGGTGTCATGATCAAGTACCAGAATGGCGAGAACCAATGGGGTTACAAGAAGAACGACAGCGTGGGAAACCTTGTCAAGGTAAACAAACAGATGCTGGAGCTACTGAGGGAGCTGGGATTGAGGGCTGCAGACTTCGAGGCTGATTCGGATGACGACGAGGAGATGTAGGCTGTATATCGATGAGTACATGGAGGCTATCGAGAGTGGCGAGATACCCGCCTCCAGGCGGCTCCGGAAGGCCATGTCCTATATCAGGTCAAAGCTGGACGCACCGGGAGTGTATATCGATGAGGAAAAGGTGAAAAAGGCCGTCGAGCTCATCGAGAAGTATTTCGAGATTAAGTTGGTGCCTTGGGAGCTCTTTATTATTGCCCTTGTTCACGCCTATTATGAAGACGGTACGTTGGTATTTATGGAGTTTTTTATCTTGGTGGGGCGTGGTAACGGGAAAAACAAGTTCATCTCAGGATTGACCTGGTATCTGACTACGCATTACCACGGAATCCGGGGTTACAACATCGACATCATCGCTAACAGCCAGGAACAGGCCATGACTTCCTTCAATGACATCTACGAGGTGCTGGAGCTGACCTGGGCCAAGTCTAAAAAGTTCTTTTACAAGACCAAGCAGGTGATTGCGAACCTCAAGACCAATAGCTACATCAAGTATAACACCTCTAACTCTAGGACTAAGGACGGCCGCCGCTCTGCCTGTCTGGTGTTTGATGAGGTGCACGAGTATGAGAACTGGGACCTTATCAATGTGTTCCGAAGCGGGTTTGGAAAGCGGGAGCATTCCCGGATTTTCTACATCACCACCAATGGCTATGTCCGCGGCGGTGTTCTGGATGAGCTCCTGGAGCTGTCGGATAAGGTGTTGTCAGGGGAGATCACCACCCTACGATTCCTCCCTCTCATTTATGAGATTGACGAGGAGGAGGAGCGGGATGACCCGGCCATGTGGGTGAAGGCCAACCCTTCGCTGCCGTACTTCCCGACACTCAAGTTTCAGATGGAGCAGGAGTATGAACTGGCGAAGCACCAGCCCAGCATGGCCAGCGAGTTCATGACCAAGCGCATGAACCTGCCGGCGGTTGATAGTTACACTGTCGTCGCTCCTTGGGAGAAGATC